TGAACGCCAACATTCTCAGTCGATAGAGCAGGCATATTAACAACATTGTTTGCTGTTCCGTCAATCAAGAACAAAGTTCCAGACTGAGCGGCAGTTAGAGTTTGTGTCAAAGCACTTGAGGCGTTAAAGTCAGTGTTAATAGACTTTTTGCCAGTGATAGACTGAGTGACGGCAAGAGTTCCACCAACACTAGCATTATTGCTATAGGTAGAATTAGTGGTTACAGCACCTGTGTCGCTGTTTTTTGAAATATCTGAAAAACCATTTTCGGAGCGAACTGCTCCAGTATAAGTTGTAGTACCCATGAGAATCTCCTGTCTTGGGTTGGTCTGCTGTTAAGCAGTCAGGGATAGTTAATAATAACGTGTTAAAAATAAAAAAGGGGGTTTTTACACCCCCTTCTTGTTTAGCTACTTAGCTTGATCCCGGAGAACCATAAATGCCAAGTGGATCGGATACACCGAACGAGTAACGCTCACGAGCTTTATAGCGAACATTACCAGTATCAAAGTCTCCATCCATACTAGTTTCAAGAGAAGTACGCTCAAAATGCTTCATTCCGTTAGGAATATCAGTAAGGATAAAGAAAGCATTGCTGTCAGTCAGATAGTGATTGACTGCATAGCCTTCTGGAATAGCACCCATATTACGGATAGCATTTATGTCGTTATCAGCAGTTGAAACACGTTGGTTAGTCTCTAGCAAACGATCTGCTGTAAACATCAACGCAGGTGGAACGATCAAACGAGTAGGACGAGCCGCAATAAGCAGGCCGCGCTCATCAGTGTATCCTGCAATAGTAATAATTGCATTCTCCAAAGATGTTTCGTTTAAGTCAGCCGCAGTTGCAGGACGGTTGCTGTTAAAGCCACCACCTACAGTTGGGTGACCGCCACCGCCAGTAATACCATCGCTAACAGCAGTGAACAGGTTTACACCGTCACCAGACTGAAACGAGTTAGTAAAACCGTTGTTTAGAGGATTAGCCGCTTTAACCTGCTTAGTGTAAGCCATACCGCGAGCAAGACCTTTGGTGTAACGAGCAGATAACGAATCATACAAGTTATCTTCCATAGCCTCTTCGGTAATAGCAAAACCCATAGCAATAGTTTCGTGGTTGTAGCGAGCAGAGAAAGACTCTTGTGCTGAATCATAAGAGATTGCAGAACCTTCGTTTTTAACTGGAGCCGCTCCAAAACCACTTAACTTGGTTTCCTCTTCAAATGAACGATCAGAACTCTCTGTATCATAAATAAGAGTATGCTCGTCATCATATTTTTCATACTCAAGGCCAAACAGGGCGTTAAGGCCCGGAAGTAGCTCTTTGAGCATTTGTGCGCGTGAAATAGCCATTTGTTATATCTCCTTAAACGCCAGTTGAGTTGCGGTACGCATGATCGCCTGCATTATAAATGCAAAGAACATCAGTATACGCATCACCGACTGCACTAGTTGGCCCCTCTACAAATTCTACAATTCGTAATGGGAGTGTGGCTGTTGTTGCGGCTGTACTAGCATCAAGCGCGTTTTTACTGCGTCCGAAATCAGTACTTCCTGCGGTCTGAACAGCACCTGCATTCAAAAACATAGTTGTTTGAGCAAGTGTAGCGTCAGCCTGAATCTTAAATACAAGATCAGGGTCATCAACAACATAAGCCGAGATATCATCTGCCGCTGTACTAGCGGGGTAGTATTGGCTAAAGGTTAATTGGTTTGAGGTTGGGTCAGTGTAAGAACAACCAACAAAAATTCCAATTGGAGTTAATGTTGCAGTTCCTGCGTCTAACTCAACGCCTCCTGCGGCGACTGGTTTTACGAAGTCACCATAAAAAATTGCAGTTCCATATGCGTTAGCAATCTTCATGTGCCGAACTTTTCCTGAATAAGAGCCGCTCGCACTAAGAGTGTTAACTGGTTCTGCGCCGTTTGGGGTAGCAGTGGTAGCCATTATAGGCCTCCTTAAATAACAAAGTTAATCTTAGTTTAAGGAACTTACCCCAGTATTAGGGTTAGTTCCTTCCAAAAGTTGTCCTAGTGCTACGCTCTGGTTGTAACAGAGGCATTCTAGGATCATTCTCGCGTAAGTAGTTGTTGTCAACTGACTGCATTTGATTATCAGCGGCTTTCTGGAAATGTTCAGTTCTAGAATCCATCTTTTCCTTACTCGCTTTACATAATAATAATCCGCCAACTTCGATGTTACCCTTAAATTGTGAGTTAATATCTGACGTTAATAAAAGTTCAGGGTGGTCTTCAGCCTTACAAGGCTCCCAACCTTCTCTAAACATTCTAGAAACATGAGTATTATCTGACTCTCCAAGAGTACTTGTCCTAACCCACCTAAATACATAACCTTCCTGTGGAGTCGGGTCGGGTAAAATAGATGCGGGTGTCCATGTATCATCAGGACGAGTATCTTCTTTGCGTGAACTGTTTTCTCTGGGTTTGCGCTCTTCAGTCATTTCAGGTTCTCCTTTGCGAGTTGTCTGGCGTACTGTTCTGGGGTAATCCCTAATTTCCTAGCGAGAGAAACTTGGGTGGACGTTAACTGCACTTTGCGCGGTTTTGCTCCATTATTCCTATTGGATGAAGCCACTACCGTGGAGCGTTGATTAGCAGTCGCAGGCGCGGTACGTCCATTAGTATCGCTAGTATCCTGCCAATCAAATTTTGGGTACGACTCTCTCATACCTTTATCTATAAAGTCAAAGTATTCAAGAGTGTTAGGTTTAATTCCACTGTCAACAATAGCTTCTTCGTGCAACCCATAAGCTGTTGCAGTCATTCTTTTGCTGTCAGGAGACATAAACCATTTGTTCTTATCAGCCCATTCCTTAGCTTCTGGATCAACTGTAGGAGCTTGAGGAGCTTGAGGAGCAGGTTGTTGAGGCGTTTGCGCCCTATACTGTTGGTTGTACTGCGCTTGTTGCGCTAACTGAGCTTGATGATTACTAATGTTCCTTTCATACTTGTCAGCTTCAGCTAACTCAGCTTGAGCATTGTACAAAGCCTCTTGAGAGTTAACAACAGTATCGGTATCACCTTCTTCGTAAGCTTTTTTGTAAACAGCCTTAGCGTTTTCAAGCGTCATTTGCGCTTTTGCTTTTATCTGTCCTACTAAAGCAGACTCGCCTCGTTGAATAATTGATTCGTATTCTTGATTCTTATTGTTAAGAGTCTGAGTAACACGAACTGCCTCATCGCGCATTCTTTCAGCGGCTTCTCTTTGCCGCCTTTCTTCATTTTGTTCATAACGCAATTTGTTTATGCGTTTTTGAACCTTATCACTATAACCTGAAAGCTCTTCCTCATCAGACGTTTCAGTTGTTTCAGAAGCTTCTGTTTTTGCAGGCCTGCGGTCATCAACAGGTCTGTCATCAACAACTTCTAACTCTATGTCAGACTCAGCTTCCAGATCAGAAGATTTATCTTTTTCTCTTTTGACAATCTTTGTTTTAACGCCAAAAAATTTATCTTCTAAACTTGCCGCTACGGGAGCTTGTTGTTCGTTATCTTCTACTTCATTTAATTCACTCATACTTTACCTATGCCTCTTGGGTCTTGGACTACAGCTTCAACGCTGTCATCGTTAATTAAGCGAAACTCTTTCCCATGCACTTTAAAGCGAGTGCCTGAGTAAGATCGCATAACAATCCAGTCGCCTTCTTTACAGAAAGCTCCCGATGGGAATCGTCGAGGATCAGAGTAAGAGTCTGGGCCAATTTCTAGCACCATCCCTACAATTGAACCCACTTCTTCTTCTTGCAACGATTTGGCAGATTTAATAATTCCGCCCTCGGTTTTTTCATCTGGGTCAGGTAAAGCAATCAATATTTTATACCCTTTCGGGCTAGGCAATTGACTGGCCTTTTCTGCTTTTTCATCTTTCTTTGCTAATGATTCACTCATTAGATACTACCTTATGCACTGGAAAAAAGCGTCCAGAGTCGCTGTGCATCGCCTTGTGCGATGAATTACTCGGCTTCTAACTTACTTTTTAAGTCTAAAAGCTCTCTTTCTGCAAGGGCTAAACCCTCTATGATTCCGCAACACTTTGCGTACTCATTATAATCTTTACATGCGCCACCAGAAATGTGATCGCTCATGTCGTTCATCTGGCCTCTTAGCTTATCTCTTAGATACTCAAATGAATTGTTTGCCGATCTACTCATTAGTCATAGACTCCACGATTTCTCGACCTATCTTAAATCCTTCAATTTGATCTTTAGATGCAATCCTTCTGGACTCTAACTGCTCTCTAACATTATCTTCGGCAATCTTAACGGCCAACTTAGCTTTTTCAATCTCAGCTTGTTGATCAAGCTTCTGCTTATCAAATTCTGCTTTAGACTGAGCCTTAGCCGTTTCAAGTTGCATTTTAGCCTGATCAAGTTCTGCTTTAGCTTGTGCTTGCATCTCTTTGATTTCCAACTCTTTCTGCGCCATTTGAACAATAGGGTCTTGCTGTTGCTCTTGGGCTTCTTGTTGCTGTTGCTCTTGTTGATTTTTGTTTTTAAGCTGTTCTGCCGCAGGAGCCACCAGTCTGGATATTCTAAGTTCAATATCCTCTGGTAGTGCTTCACCTTCTGGCGGAAGCTCAACACCAAGTTCTTTCTCAACTTGTTGACGATAAAGAAATGCAAGGTGATCCTGTATGTGAGATGCCATAGATGATTGCATTACCTGAGCGTTTGGACTATTACCTGCAAGCTCTTGAATCTTAGGGTCTTCCATAAAGGCCATGTGAGTTTTAATGTGCGCCTCATGGTCTTGGTAGATAAAGGCCTTAACAGGATCGCCTCTAAGAATATTCATATTCTCACTAACAGGGTCTGTTGGCTTTTGATCTTCATCTCTTGGGATTATCTTATCTGCATCGCGGATGTTAAGAACCTCAAGCATCTGCCTGTGTAGCAAAGGAAGGTCATACATCTCTGGATTTTGCTGAGATAACTGCAATGCGGCCTGATATTGCATGATTCTTTGGGCCATAGTGCCTGAATTGGGGTCACTAACAGCAATAACGTCCACTCTGCCATCAAAGTCTTCAGCAACTACAGCGTCTTCTTCAGACGAATATGGGTACTCTGTAGGGCCAAAATCGTACACAATCTTCGATAATAGGCGTAATTCCTTCCGCATTGAGGCATGTAATCGTGCTTGAACCGCACTCATAACCTTCATGGATCGCTCTAGAATTGCAAGCGTAGTTCCCACAGGAGCTTCAGAATTCATGTCTGCCGCTTTTACGTCTGCGGCTGATGCAAACCTACGGCCTTCCTCTACAATGTCTCCCATAAGCTGATACAGGACGTTACTTGGCTCTTTATAGGGTAAAAAGCTAATATTATCGCGTATTGAACCGCCCGGAACGTCAACATCTCTAAATTCTCCCGGCATTATCGGCGTATCATCACCTTTAATCCGTAATCCTCTAGATTTTAAGCCTCCCGGAAGGTTACTCAGCGTTCCTGCATCAACTAATTGACGCAAGAGAGAGGTTGCAGACTTAGCAAGCCCACCAATCATGTGAATTAAGCCAAATCCGTAAAAACCAAGTCCCGGCATGTACTGATAATGAACAAAATGCTCGCGCTTCATGCGATTTTCGTCATCTTCGTAGTAGTTTCTGCGTATAGACAGGATTTTTCGTGAGCTTAGGTCAATACTAACAACATAAGGAAGCTGTATTCCGCTTTCCTCACCGTCAATCATGTCTTCAAAGCCAACCAGATCAAGGTCAATCTGCATTTCTAGGATGGTATGACGAGAATCGTTGTCATATCCGTGGGAGTTACCTGTTAACTCGTTATATTTACTTTCAATTTCATCAGTGTTGTCGCTAGGGTTGCCTAACTCTACGTCTGAGTAGAAGCCAGATACCTGTAGCTTCCTCACTTCGTTGCTTGTTCGCTTCATGATGTGAGTTGCACGTTCGCAAGTCACTAAGTCAGAGGCTCCATAGCTAACAACAAAGTCTTCAGCAGGTACAAACATACTGCAAGGGCGACCCATGTTGGGGTCAAAGTAAACTTTTCTAAAGGCAGAGCCTGCTAGAGGCAATGAAAACAACAGTCTTTCTGTTTCTGCTCGGTACTCAGTCATCTTCTCAGTGACTAAGTAGTTTAAATAATCTTGAACTCTTCCCGCTTGCTTCTCTTTTTCTTTATCTATAATGCCGACTATAGCGGTTTTGACTGGGCCTCCCGCAGGAAACAGTTCTTGTATAGATTGAGATTGAAACTTAATAACAGATTCGGTTAGTAGTGGGTGAAATACGCCACATGCACCATCCCAAGGGGTTGTTCTATCTTCGTGTTTAAGTCCTAGAAGGTCTAAGCCCTCTATATAGGTTCTTTCCCAATCAGATCGGCTTTCCTTATCTGACTTAAATGCGCCAATAAGGTCGTTTGCAATTGAAGAAAGCTCTTTGTCTTCAATGTATTCAGCTAAGTTATCATCAAACGGCACTTCATCCATAGAATTGCCATCTTCAAAGTCAAACATTAGCCCACCGTCAGGTGTTTCAAC